CCCTTGCTGCTACCGCTCCTAGACCTATACTGTGGGTCAATTTCGATCCTGATGGAACTAGTTCACTAATGGATCAAAAAGACATTCTTATTGCTGACTTTAGTATGGAAAATCCTAATAAAGTAGAGACATTTAAACATGAAAACTCTGGCGGAATTAAACAAGTCTTGGAAACTCACCCTGAGATACAAACTGTGGTGTTCGATTCAATTACTTCATTTAATGAAATGGCTCTTAAGTACGGAATATCACAAATTCGTGGGGCAACGATGGAAGCTCCTACCCTACAAGGCTATGGACGCAGAAATTCGTACACTATGCAAGGTATTATGTCACTCATTAGAACAACAGGAACAGTTAACAAGAATATTATCTTTATCGCTCATGAGGACGTACCCAAACAAGACGAAATGACTGGTGCTATGATGGTTAGCATCCTCGTTGGTGGTAAAATGCAATCTGAAATACCAATTAAACTGAGTGAGGTTTGGTACTTAGAAGATACTGGAAAAGATCGTAAAATCACTATACGATCTTCTCGCCTTCGCAAGCCCATGAAGTCTCGGATGTTTATATCTAGTGGAGCTAGTGACTTTAGCTGGAGATTCAATCCTGAAACATGGGTTGGCGAAGGTATATCTAATTGGTTTGAAAAGTGGAAAGAAAACCATGGACGAAAAATCGACTTGCCCAAATGAAGTGGGTACGGATTATAACCTACTACATCTTGTGTCAACTTAGATACTACCCACTAGATTTAGGGACTGGACTCGTAGGTAGAATATTGCTATAATCAACAGTTCCACAACAACTTATCATACACAAAGGAGACTAACATGACAGAGCTTCCTACTGTCGTAGAATTTTCTGTAGACCTTAATGATCAAGAGGCCCCTAAACCCCTTCCTGCTGGAGCATACACGGGAGTAATTAGAAAGACAGAAAAAAAGGAAAGCAAAGATAGAGGCACTATGTATGGAGCTATCCATTTCCATATTAGTGCCGACCAATATCCAGTAGATTTCACAGATGGTCCGGAAGAAGGCTTAACTATTGTCTTTCGTAAAGTAGGATTGGAAGATAATCCTCAATCTCGATATGGCACGAAACGTTTCATGGAGGCAATTGGTGCGCCATTATCCAAGAAATTTGATATGGTTGAGTGGGTAGGACTTGAAGCCACCGTAGATGTGGTACACGATACATGGGAAGGCGTTCCACGTCCTGTCATTGACCGAGTTCATGCTGTGTAAGCCCCCCGCTCCACAGCATGATAGGGGAGTCAACTTTTTATCAACATAAAGGTTGACTCCCCGCCCATTTATATATATTATACATCATTGTTCAACACCAAATGAAGGAGAGGAAATTCCATGTCGGTAAGTAAAGACCCAGGTAAAGGTAAAGGTACACGGACTGTTAAGCCTGTATATGCTGTCATGCAAGTCAAAGACAGCGTCGGTGATGTAATCAGTTTAACCAAAGAGAACGTTACAATCCTTAGTGTACATAAAAGTGCGGATGACTTACTCGCAGTTCTTGAAGGTAGTGGTCTTCCTGAAGGTGCATTTTACAAACGTATCGCCCTTGCCTAAATACGAAAGCCCTAGTAAGCCGGTACGCATAGGGTAGGTAAGAAGATAGCCTCGGTGGTTCGCCATCGAGGCTATTTTTATGTGAATAATTCTTGACACACAGGACGATGTGTGCTATGACTGTTAAGTATAAACATGAATGGGACTTGTTAACTGACTTTTGTATTCATTGTGGAGTGAGAAGAGAACAACACGTAAATAAGTCTCAAGGATGTCACAGAGAAGAAAATGTCACAGCCATATCACACATTAGATCAAAGATCAGAACGAAAGAACCAACTCACAAGATGAAGAAGTCAAGGAAAAAAACATGACAGGATACGAACCCCCGCTAAAAATTGAGATCTCGATTCCGACTAGCTTCCCAATAGGTTGTGGTGTTCACTCCACGGGCAAACGTGGAGGCAATTTAAGAGTAAGATGTACCAATAGACAATACGATGACATTAAGATTGAAGCCTCTCACCTTAATATATCCTTAGCTACATTCTGTAGATGGTGCGCTGTAAAAGTAGCCAGCCGACTCCGTGAACATAGGGAGGCACAATCTACATCCATTTCTATCGGGGATGAAGATGTTAAATCTAACTAACCTAGAAGAAGAATATGAAGAAGAAAAAGATGAACTTATCCTGGATGATACCCAGTGGCAAGCTATTCATGCTTGCTGTAATCTTACAAATAGAATCGTACCTATTACTGGTGCAGCTGGTACTGGTAAAACAACAATACTCAAACATGTCTATCGCGAGCTTCTCAAACAAGGGAAGGACGTTATTCTTGTCGCTCCTACAGGCAAGGCAGCAAAACGCATTACAGAAGCAACTGGTATACCGGCTTCTACGATTCATCGCGCCTTGGAATACCCATACCCAGGAGAGATCGACCAAAAGACAGGAAAGGCACTTGTAACGACTGATCCACAACGAGACAGACGTAATCCACTTGATGCAGAAGTTGTATTAGCAGATGAATATGCCATGGTTAACTATGAGGTTAATCGTAATCTGTTGGACGCTCTTCCCCGTGGTGGTGTTATTCGTATGTTTGGTGATGCTAACCAACTACAACCAATTGAACTGAATAAAAAGCTACAAGCACAACCTTCATCCTTCTTAACCATGTTAGGAAAGTTTAATGGCATACGACTCAACACCATACACCGCCAAGCAGGAGATAGCAGCATTATCTCAAATGGCCAGAGAATTATCAAGGGACAAGTGCCTCTTAGAAAGGAGGACTTCGTTCTTAAATTCAGCGATACACCAGTTGAGACAGTCCTTGACTTCATCCAAGGCAACCTCGTAGACGGAATAGACTATGGCACAATTCATAACCAAATCATTACTCCAACAAAGATTGGATGGGTAGGCACTGAATCACTTAACGCAGCAATACAACAGCTATTACATCCATCTAGCAAACCATACATTGAAATCGCTAGACATAGATGGTCCAATGTAGATGCACAACGACTTTACATCGGAGATAAAGTCATCTTTACCATCAACAACTATGTTTTAGATGTATTCAATGGTGAAACAGGCATTGTTACAAGGTTCGATAGCAATGGAGACATCACCATTGATTTCGGTGATAAAGATATAACTATTCCAGTCTCAATTGAGATGATGGGGAGGCATGGTGTATACTTCAAGAATCCACAAAAGGACATTGACCTTGCATATGTAATCACTACTCATAAAAGCCAAGGCAGTGAGTATGATAGAGTTTGCTATGTACTAAACAGGTCTAGGTCTTATCTCCTTAACAGAAAGAACTTTTACACAGCCATTTCACGGGCACGTACTCATGTCACTGTCGTTACTGATCAACAAGGCTTGAATGTTAGCTTGTATAAAAAGGGAGATAGATAAGTGATCATTCTTATTAATGGTCCGCCCCGTAGTGGCAAAGATACAGCAGCAGCTATCATCAAGAAGCTATTACTACACAGTTCCTATGAATACAAATTGTCTAGACCACTCAAGCGTGGTGTCCAGTACTTGTACGATATTGAACCAACAATCTATAGGCTATTAGAAGATAGTAAAGATGAACCAACATCCTTCTTGTTTGGCCAGACATATAGACAGGCACAGATCGACTTGTATCATTGCTTAGCTAAGAGTGGTGGTGAAGATGTCCTAGCTAAGATGGCAACACAATTCATTGACCGTAAAGTGACAGAGGAATTTACCATTATTAGCGATAGTGGTAGGACAGCAGAAGCTAATATGTTCGTGAAACATTATGGCTATGACAAGGTAGGACTTATTCAATTAGAGCGTTCTCCTTGTAACTTCGATAATGATGTAAGAGAGTACGTTGATATTAATTGTTGCCATTGTACTTGGATCATTAACGACCACGACCTTGAAATATTTGAGGCACAGATTAAGAAGGTACTGCTAGAATGGAATCTGGAACTGAAACCAGGATTGTAACTGAAGCATGGTTAATGCGAGAGTTTACTGTTCGTGCCAAGGCTTGCCAATTACAAGTAGATTGTCTAGGAGCCGGGAAGTTAAGTAGTGAGATAGCTATTATAGCTGAAGCTCCTGGTGAACGAGAAGTAGCTATAGGATTACCTCTCGTTGGAGGTAGTGGACAACTACTATGGACTATCTTACGTACAATAGATATCAGTCGAAGTGGTTGTTATGTTACGAATGTGGTTAAGAAACAATTGGCATTATCTACAAAGACGGATGCTCGCAATCCTATTAGCAAGCCTGAACTTGAACACTGGGAAGGGTTGCTTGATTGGGAGCTTGATCATTTACCGAATCTCAAATACATTCTTGCTCTCGGGAACTTTGCCTTACACGCCCTTACAGGGGACTCTGGAATCACTAAATGGAGGGGCTCTGTTTTTGACTGTAAGGTTGGACGACAACAACGAGTAGTTAAAGTAATATGCACTAATAATCCTGCACATATTCTCCGTAGTCTATCATTGGAGCCTATGTATAAGTTTGATATAGCTAAACTCAAGAGAGTAATGGATGGAAAATTTCAAAGACACAATATTAGAGGCACAATTAATCCAAGTTATCAATGCGCTATCGAATATCTCGACGGACTTGAAAGAGACAACAGACCTATTGCTTTTGATATTGAAATCATTGCTAACGAAACAGCCTGTATCGGATTCGCCAACAATGCAACAACAGGAATGTGCATTAACTTCCGCGATGGAAATAGTAATAGGTACAGCGTGGCCGAAGAGCTCCTATTACGTGAAAGAATCCAACAACTATTTCGTAATCCAGAAAATAAGTTCATAGCACAGAAGGCTTCATTTGATTGTGGCTGGTTATGGTATAAGGATAGAATACATGTACCTAAAGTTTGGTTTGATACCCTCTTGGCGCATCATACCTTGTACCCACGAATGCCTCATAACCTTGGTTATCTCACAGCCCAATATACAGATCACCCTTATTACAAGGATGAAGGCAAAACGTGGCGAGAAGGTGGGGATATCAATCAGTTCTGGCATTACAATGTCAAGGATTGTTGCATTACATGGGCTGTTCACACGGCATTACAGAAGGAGTTGCATAGTCAACGGTTGGAGGGCTTCTTTCACTCGCATGTCATGCAATTACAACCTCACCTCATTCGTATGCAAGTCGGCGGTATCCTCATAGACCTAAAACTTAAGAAGAAGATTACAGAGGATTTGAAAGTAGAATTAGACACCAAGCTAAAGGAATTTCATGAAAGAGTACATACTCTCACGAATAACAACGAGTTTAACCCAAACCCTAAGTCTCCTAAACAGCTTGCCCAGTTATTCTTTAACCACCTTGGACTTGTCGGACGCGGCACAAGCACAGATAAAGACAACCGTGCGAGAATGTACAATCACTCTCGCACTACTCCAGAACAAAAGGGACTCCTCAAACACTTAGATGATTACCTAGTACAACACAAGTTCTTTAGTACATATGTTACTCAGAAGGTAGACCCAGATGGGAGATTACGATGCGAGTACAAACAATTCGGTGTACAAAATGCCCCAGGGAGACTATCATCATCGAAAGTAATGTGGGGAAGCGGGATGAATTTACAGAATCAGCCTCACCGTGCGTATCCGATGTTCATATCCGACCATGGGTACATGTTTTCGTATTTCGATTTAAGACAGGCAGAGGCAAAGATTGTAGCTTATATCTGGAACGTTTCTGGACTGATTGAGAACTTTAAACGAGCAGAAATAGAGGAAGGGTTCGATGTCCACAGAGGCAACGCAGCAAGAATATTTCAACTGGATTATTCAGAGATTCCAGAGGGAGATTGGGATAACGATCTTAAGCCAACTAAACGATACCTTGGAAAACGGTGCGTCCACGGTCTTAACTATAGAATGCAAGCTCCAAAACTGGCAGAAGTATGTGAAATCCCAATGCAACAAGCCTTTGAAGCCTTTGCCTCGTATCATAGAGCTTTCCCTGAAATACAAAAAGGATGGGAATCTACCATTAAAACGGTACGAGAAGAACGAATGTTATTTACTCCACTTGGACGGAGACTTATCTGGCTTGAACGATTAACGGAGGAAAGTTTTGATAGCGTTATTGCATTCGTACCACAGTCTACAATCGGTGATAAAGTATCGTCCGTTATATACCAATGTCATAATGACGAAGAATGGCCAGCTGATGCACGTATGGTGCTTAACGTCCATGATGCACTTATTGCCATACATCGTCCTGCACACGCCAACACCGTGCAACGACTTATGAAGAAACATGCTGAATCTCCTATCATGATACGAGGTGAGCCAGTACATATAGACACAGACTTAAAGCAATCAGTAGCAGGAGAAGATGGAGTACATAGATGGTCAACTCTAATAGACGTGTCATAAATATTAGACCTAAAAATGAAGAATGGCCAACTCCACAATGTTATAGGCGAGTTGATCTTTCTAATTATCATGAGCATTATATAATTAGAAGGAAACATCGTTGTAAAGAACTTGGGTACAATCCAGCACTCTGTACTAGACAATCATCATATATAGTAGATGGAGAGTACCTCTGCACGGTACATGCTAAACAAATTGCATTAAAGATTCTTATACGGGAAGAAATATAAGTGAACTACAAGAGGATGGAGTACATAGATGGTCGATCCTACAAGAGGTTTATTAATTCACGGTATATCAACACAATACTACTACGAGATAATGGACTTACATCCGGACGATGGCAAGAAATTAATCGCCAAGATGCTAAAGCTAGAGGAACTGACAACAGATGAACTACAAGAAATTAGTTCCTCAAGATAGCTTCATAGGACAGTACATGCAGTACATGTCCTATGTTGAGACAGCAGAGAGTTATGACTTTTGGTGTGCCTTATGGGCAATAGGAACAGGAGTAGGCCGTGGAGTATATGTGGATCGTCCTAATAGTCCAGTCTATTGTAATTGGTATATTATTCTGGCTGCTGAATCAGGAACGACAAGAAAGTCTACAGCTATTAGCAACATATCCAACTTTCTTAGAACAACTCATTCCTTACTTACCGGAAAAACCAGCCCAGAGAACCTTGAGTTATATCTGCATGATAAATGCAAAGAAAGTGGACTTGCTACTGCGAATTTCGCCGTTAACGAACTTGTCACAATCTTGGGACGAGAAGGATACATGAAGACAATGCCAGGCCTGTTAACAGACTTGTACGATTGTCAAACATTACGTATATCACCAGGGACGTTAAAACATGGAGAGCTAGTACAGAAAAATATCTACATCACCTTCTTATCAGCTTCTACACCAGCTTGGCTTGTTACAGCCATTAATCCTTCAGTTATTGAAGGTGGATTCACTAGTAGAGTTATCTTTGTTGTTGATGATAGACGTAAACGGTCTATTGCATGGCCTAAATCAAGAGGGAAAGACGAACATGAGTCAGTCCAGCGAAGATTCAATACCACAATCACCTCCGCACAAGAAGTCGGAGCCATTGCTATCTCAACAAGAGGGCTTAGGAAATTCACTAGCTGGTATAACACAAGAGCTACTCACACAGATCCTTTCATGTCATCGTTTGAAGCTAGAGAAGACGACCACGTGTTACGAGTTGGAGCATGTCTCGCCATTAATGATGGAACACTTGAACTACAAAGTGGGCACATTGGGACTGCAAGTAAAATTATCGCTCAAGTTAAAAGTGGTGCCAACAGCGTCTTTGGAGGAACCTTCAGCTATAGAGCCAAGCTCGTTGGGGCTATCAGCCGAGTCAGAGAAATCCTCATCGAAGCAGGAACAGATGGAATTAGACATAGAGACTTACAAAGAAGAATAGTAAGAAAGTTAGACGCCAAAGAGTTGCATACTCTTATGAACATTATGCATGAATGTGGAATGGTACAGATATTTAAAGTAAAGAACGGTACGTTCTATCGCGCTACCCGTGCTATTGAGAAGTTTGGGGTGTCGTCAGAAGTCCTTGCAAAGTTGAACCTTGAGTGACATTCGGGCGAGGCACAAAAGAAGTTAAGTCTATTTCTATTTGGCGTCCATACCGCTCTGTAAGGTAAGTGGAAATCTTCTCCTCAAAGTCATGGAGTACAGAGAGTTGTTGAGCCTTTATAACTTGGATTTCTAATGTCTTAGCATCCATCTTAGCATACTTTTCTGCAACTGTCCCCAAGTTAGTCGCATTACCCATATCCGCTAGGTTCTTTTTCAAGGCTGTAATCTGCTTGTCTAATTGCCCTATATTACTGTCAATTTGTTGAGCACTAGCAGCTAATTCCAG